GCGCTGGCGCGGCCCCGGCGGTCGGATCGCGCCGTCCGCGCTGGTGGTGCCGATCGCATCGATCCCGACGCTGATCGGCCCGCCGGGCGTGGCGGGCCCGCCGGGCCCCGAGGGGCCGGTGGCGGAGATTATCGACGGCGGGGTTTTTTCTTAGCCGCTGGCGCGGCGCGCCCCCACCCAACCCTCCCCGTCAAGGGAGGGTCCTTGAACGAAGGATATTCCGATGCCCCGAATTCAACTCAAGCGCGGCCTCAAGGCCAATGTGCCCTCGGCAGGGATGCTGGCGGGCGAAGCGCATTTTACGACCGACCGCGGCACGCTGCATGTGGCGACGGGCGCGACCGCGAAGCTGCCGGTCGTGCCGCCGATCGACGACCTCGCCGCGATCGGCGCGGTCGATGGTGCGGCCGACCTGCTGTGCATCCACGATGCGTCTGCATCCGGGCAGAAGGAGATGAAGATCACCGTCAACGCGCTCAAGACCGCGATGAACATTCCGGCGTCCGACCTCGACGAAAAGGTCGCGGTGGTGAGCGGCGGCACCTCGGGTTATCTCTGGGGGACCAACGGCACCGATGGCGTGGTGCGGATGAACGTATCGATGGCGTGGACCAAGGATGCCGGCAACGGCTTTGTTACGCTGGCGGTCGGCGACGTCGATTGCGGGACCTTCTGACATGCCGAGCCTTCGCCACAAGCGCGGGACGCGCGCGCAGATCGACGCGGCGGCGACGGCCAATGCCCTGAAAGTGGGCGAGATCTACCTGATTAGCGACGAAGACCGGCTGACCGTCGGGACGTCGGTGAACGCGCATGTCGCACTCGCCAAGCAAAGCGAGGCGGGTGGTGGCGGGGCAGATCCGTGGAGCTGGACAAGACTTGCCGCCGACGTCGCCAACAGCACGACGGCGCTGGCGAACGTCACAGGCCTGTCGTTCGCAGCGAGTGCGAACACCACCTATGTCGTCGAGCTGATCGGCGCGTTTCAGGCGGCGGCGGCAACGACGGGTATCGCGCTGGCGCTGGATGTCCCCGCGGGTGCTTCGGTTGCGGGGATGATGATCCATCCGACCTCGGCAACCGCCCTGGGCGGGACCGAGCAGATCGCCGACGCCGCGACCACGGGTGTTACTGGCGCGGTGCGCGCAGCCAACACCAACGTGCCCATCATGTGGCGCGGGATCGTCGCGGTGGGCGCAACGGCGGGCACTGTGCAGTTGCTGTTCCGCAGCGAAATCGCGGCGTCCGCGGTGACGATCAAGGCCGCGCTGACCGCTTTGGGGCGACGCGCGATCTGATTCCATCTCCCCTCCCCTGACGGGGAGGGGCTCAGCAGTGACAGGAGACCAACCATGCTCACGCGCGATGCGCTGGGCCTCGACGGCGCGATGCTCGACGAGGCCAAAGCATTCCTGCGGCTTGAATGCGATGAGGAGGACGCGCCGCTCGGCGCGCTGGTCCTCGCCGCGATTGCGCAGGCCGAGATGTTTACTGGCATGATGCTGATCCGGCGCGGGGTCGTCGAGCGGTTGAATGCCGCGACGCAGTGGCAGCGGCTTGGGGCAAGCCCCGCGCGCTCCGTCATGGGCCTGACGGGCATTCCAGCCGAGGGCGCGCCCTTTACGCTGCCGGTCGCCGACTATGCCGTCGATATCGACAATCAGGGCGACGGATGGGTGCGCGTGATCCAGCCGGGTAGCGCCGGCCGGATCGAGGTCGCCTATCAAGCGGGGCTTGCAGGCGAGTGGGCGGTTCTGCCCGAAACGCTGCGGCTGGGTGTTCTGCGCATGGCAGGCCATTTGTTCACGCATCGCGACGCCGCGCAGGACATCGGGCCGCCGCCCGCGGTCGCGGCGCTTCTGCGCCCTTGGAAACGGATGCGCCTGACATGAGCGGGGAAGTCGCGGGCGCGCTGCGCGAACGCGTGACGATCGAGCGGCGGCTCGACGACCGCGATGCGCTGGCCGGTGCGCGCGGGCGTTACGTCTATGACGGCGCGGCATGGGTGGCGGTGACGCCCATCGTTCCCGCTGGGCTGAGCGCGGCGGATTCGCTCCACGCGATGCCCCGCTGGCGCGTGACGATGCGCAAGCGCGACGGGATCGACCTGAGGACGCGACTGGTGTGGCGCGCGCGCCTCCTCGCCGTGCGCGGCGTTGTGAGCGACCCGTGCGAACCGGCGCAGATGATCCTGACCTGTGAGGAGAGACGATGATGTTCGACGCGTTGATGGCGCGCGCGGCACTGATTGCCGATACGCGCGCGGGGCACGCGATCCTGCGGCTGGCCAATGCGCCAATGCCGCCAGGCATCGCGATTGAGCCGGTCGAGGGCGGGGTCCGGCTCACGGGACGGCGGCTCAAACGCCGGATGATCGCGGATGCAGCATTGAGGAGGATCGGGCGATGAGCGATGCGGTCCGCGCGGTGCAGGAAGCCGTCGTCGCGGCGCTTCGTGCCTCGGTGCCGGTGATGGCGGCGGTGTCGGGCGTTTATGACGGCCCGCCGCCGCGCGCGCCGTTTCCCTACATCGCGGTCGGCGACGGCGTCACTGGCGATTGGAGCACCAAGACCGCGCAAGGCCGCGAAATCCGCATGGCGCTGACGGTGTGGGACGATGGCGAGGAACCGTCGCGGCTCCACGATCTGATGGGCCATGTCGAGGACGCGATGGCGACGGTCGAGCGCGATCTTCCCGGATGGCGCATCGCCAGCATCGTTTTCGCCCGGTCGCTCGTATCGCGCGACCCCGCGGGCCCCTGGGCTGGGCTGGTCGAGCACCGCGTGCGGGTGATGGCGGTTTGAACTCCCCCTCCTTCAGGGGAGGGGCTAACTTGGTTGGAGAAAATACATGCCAGTGGAAAAGGGATCGGCCTTCCTGCTGAAGGTCGGCGATGGGCAGGCCGTGCCCGTTTACGCGACAGTCGCGGGGCTGCGGACGACGCAGTTGAGCATCAACGGCGAGGCGGTGGTCATCACCAACAAGGGGTCGGGCGCGTGGCGTGAGTTGCTGTCGGGCGCGGGCGTGCGGTCGGTATCGGTATCGGGCGCGGGGGTGTTCACGGGCTCGGCGGCGGAGAACCGGATCAAGGCCAGTGCGCTTGCAGGGGTACTCGACGATTATGAGCTGTCGTTCGAAAGCGGTGAGCGGATGCGCGGCAAGTTCCTCGTCGCGCGGCTCGACTATTCGGGCGATTTCAACGGTGAACGGACCTACGCGATGGCGCTCGAAAGTTCGGGCCAGGTGGTGACGCTGTGAGCGCGCGGGCCAACGCGGCGCGCGGCGAGTGCGCGATCGCCGGACACCGGCTGCGGCCGTCATTCGAGAATCTGGTGGCGGCCGAGGAGGAATTGGGGCCGTTGTTCGCGCTGGTTGAGCGCGCCGCCGACGGGCAGTTGCGGTTGTCCGAAATGGTCGCGCTGTTCTGGCATTGCATTGAGCCGCGCGACGGCGTGCTGCGCGGCGATTTCGGCAATGCGGTGATGACAGGCGGGCTGGCGGCGGCGACGCCGGCGCTGAAGACTTTGCTGGGCCAGATTCTGGGTGGGCGGTGAAGCGAAGCCCCTCCCCTTCAGGGGAGGGGTTGGGGGTGGGGCGTTGAAGCCGGAGATCATCTCGACAAACCCTCAACAATCCCGACCGCCCCACCCCAACCCCTCCCCTGAAGGGGAGGGGCTTGGACCTTTGGCCGCGCGGCTGGCGGGTCTTGCAGGCGCAATCCTTGGGTGGCGGCCGCATGAGTTCTGGGCGGCGACGCCCGCTGAACTTGCGGCGGTCTTCGCGGCCCTGTCTCCCGACGAAGCCGGGGCGCCCGATGCCGCAACGCTCGCGCGATTGATGGAGCAATTTCCCGATGGACGAAGAGATTGAGCGGCTGCTGATCAGCGTGCGCGCCGATACGCGCGGCTTTGCCAGCGATGTCGATACCATGCGCGCGAGCCTGGAGGATGTATTTGGCGCAGGCGTGGAGCGGGCGGGGGCGGTGCTCGAATCGACGCTGATCCGCGCGATCCGCACGGGCAAATTGGGTTTTGAGGATTTGAAGCGCGTGGCGCTGTCGGTGCTGGCCGAGATTGCGGCGGCGGCGATCCGCTCCGGCATCGGCGCGATCCTGGGAGGCGGCGGGCAGCAGCCCGGACCCGGCGGGCTGCTGACGGCGGGGGCGTCGATCCTGTCGGCGGTGCTTGGCCTGCCCGGCCGCGCGACGGGCGGACCGGTATCACCCGGCCGTGCCTTCCTGGTCGGCGAGCGCGGGCCCGAAGTGTTCGTGCCGACGTCGAGCGGGAGTGTCGCGCCGCTGTCGGGCCAGCGCCCGCGCGATGTGCGTGTTTCGATTTCGGTGAATGCGCCTGCGGGTGCCGCGCCGGAAATGCTCGCGCGCTCAAGCCGCCAGATTGCGCGCGCAGTGCGCAACAGCCTGCTGCGGGAGGATTAGACGGAACCCCCTCTCCCCCTCGGGGGAGAGGGCAGGGGAGAGGGGACAGGAACGGGATGCAGGATGGCGGACTGCCCCTCTCCCTAACCCTCTCCCCTGACGGGAGAGGGAATATGTCCTACTGGCTCGCCAAACCGGGCGACGCGCTGGAACGCGCGTTCGTCAAGCGGTTCGATCCGCGGTTTTGGCACATCAATTTTCCGCGGCCGATGATGGCGTCGGCGACGACGACGGGTCCACATGGGCTGCGCGTCGATTGCGTGTTCTACAAGGCGAATGACCTGTGCGGGCTGATCTGGGAGGCGGAGGACCGGTTCGATCACCCGCTGCTCGCGTATGAAACGGCCCGCGATTTTCGCGGGTGCCGGCTCGCCTTTCGCTGGCGGTCGGCAGGCGTGTTGCCGCTCGATGCGATCAACGGTCCGACGCTGACGATCGAGGGCCGCGATGCGGCGGGTGCGGCGCGCAGCTGGTATGTGCGGTTATGGAATTATGCGAGCGGGACGCCCGAGGACGCGCTGGTGACGCTCGATTTCGATGCGCTGGCGGGCGGGTTCGCGCTGCCCGCCGAAGCCGACCCGGTCTTCGCCGGCGATATCGACCGGATGTTCGTCTCGCTGGTGCCGCCGGGTTATACCGCGCTCGACACGCCGCTTGCCGCGCCCGTCGAGGGGTGGGTGGAGCTGAGCGAGATTGCATGCGAAGGCGCGGGATCGGTGCTGGAGATTGGCGACGTCTTCGTGCCGCCGCACGGTTTGCGGATCGCGACGGGGTATGACGACAGCTATAATCTGACGCCCGCGCGCTTGCTGCGCAACATGCTGCACCTGGGCTTTCGCGGGCCGATCAACCATTATGTGGGGATGAGCCATTATTTCCGGCTCGAACCGCTGGGCAATGCGTTCTACGTGAGCCTTGCGGGTGGCGCATTGAACGGACCTTGTGCCGCATGGCATGCCGATTTTGCTGCGCGCGGCAAGGCGCTGGGTTATGGCCTGATCGTCTCGCTGAGTTATGAATTGTTCGACGCGCATTGCTGGAATGACTGGAAGCAGCGTGCCTGGGACGGCGCGCCAGCGCAAACGGGTTGGGTGCCGCCTTCAGCATTGCTTTCGCCGGCGCATGCGGGCGCGATGGGCTATTTGCAGAGCGTCGCGCGCGCGTTCGTCCAAATCGCGGTCGCGGCAGGGCACGCGGCGCGCTTTCAGGTCGGCGAGCCGTGGTGGTGGATCATGCCCGACGGGCGGCCATGCATTTATGACGATGCGGCGCGCACGGCGCTAGGCGGCAATCCGGTCGAGATCGCGACGGTGCGCAGCACGGCGTTGACGCAGGCGCAAAAGGATCTGCTCGACGCGGCGGGCGCGCTGCTCGCGGGCTCGACGGCGGCGCTGACTGGTGCGGTCCGGCTTGATCATCCGGGCTGCGAAACGCTGTTGCTGGTCTATCTGCCGACCGTGCTTGATGCGGCGGCGCCCGAATTGAAGCGGGCCAATGTGCCGTTGGGCTGGGCCGCGCCTGCTTTCGATGTACTTCAGCTTGAGGATTACGACTGGGTCACGGCGGGCAATGCGGGTGCGTCGCGGCGCGGGGCGGAGGCCGCGACGCTGCGGCTGAGCTATCCGGTTGCGGCGCAGCATTATCTGTCAGGGTTCGTGCTTACTGCGGCGGACAAGGCTCAATGGGCGCCGATCGAGGCAGCGGCGGCCGTCGCGCAGGCGCGCGGGGTGGCCGAGGTTTTCGTCTGGGCGCTGCCGCAGGTGTTGCGCGACGGGTTCACGCATTTCGAGATCGGGGAGGGCGACGTGCAGGCGTTCGACGATGTGCAGTTTCCGCTGGCGTTGGGCCAAGGGGTGCGGGTCAGCCCAGGCTTTTCGACCGCGATCGTGACGACCGGGTCGGGCCACGAACAGCGCAACGTCGATTGGGTGAGCGCGCGGATGCGCTTCGACGCCGGACCGGGGGTGCGTTCCGAGGCCGATCTCCAGACGCTGATCGCGTTTTTCCGGGCGCGCAGGGGAGCGGCGCGGGCATTCCGCCTGCGCGACCCGATGGACCATAGCTCGAATGCGATGACGGGCACACCGGCCGCAACCGACCAGTTGCTTGGCGCGGGCGACGGCGTGCGAACACGCTTTCAACTGGTCAAGCGGTACGGCGCGGGTCCGGAGGCCGAGGTGCGGCGGATTAAGCGGCCCGAGGTGGGGACGGTGGTTGTCGCGGTCAATGGCTCTCCCGCCAGCGGCTGGACGCTGGATGCGGGCGGCATCGTCTCGTTCGACACAGCCCCGCCGGCAGGCGCGCAAGTGACCGCCGGCTTCCGCTTCGACGTGCCGGTGCGCTTCGCCGAAGACAGCCTGTCGATCGACGGCGCGACCTGGGCGGCGGGCGGGGCACCCGAAGT